AATGCTAGTTTTCTTTTGATCTCTGTTTACGAAGTTAACGCGAATGTCGTTATTCACGCCCCTGTAAACTTTTACGTTTGGAGTATAAAACATGCTCATTGTATTGCCCACACCTGTGTCAGTTGTTACCACCTGTAGATTTTGCTTGTATAAGTACGAAGTAATAGTTGTCATTATAATACTATTTATTAGGAATTCATGGTTAGTTTAGCAGGAGAAATCCAAGACAAATACCCATTTTTAAGTCTTGTAGCATACGGCGGTGAGGAATATGTGGGCATTATCCAAAACAGTGATGATGTCGTGCTTAGTATATATAACATCGACGCTATCAAATCAGATGATGAGAAACGCCGATTCTTAGAGTTAGGCGAGATTTGGTGGTGGGAGAGCAATCAAAAAATACCTATTAACTTATTTCTTAGAAATGAATGGACAGCGTTCGCTTACACACTAACTACATTAAACATCAAAGACTGCGACGTAAAATTTGGCCCCCAAGTAAGCATCACTGCTTTTTCTAAAATCCGCACTAAACGTAAAAACATCCAACTAGTTAAACGAGTTAAGTAAGTTCATGTGAACCACCACTAAATGTGCATACGCAACGGCGTGGCTCTTACGAAATGTATAACCATCTACATTACGATCCCATACTGTTTTATTGATTTCGGCCCAAGATTTATTTCTCAAATGTGCTTTTCCTGGCCTCATGACTGAAAGAAAAACGGCCATACGTGGTATGCTGTCTGGTTTCATACTACATATTAGTTCATAGTGATTGCCAATGTGTGACAGTTGTGAACAATACTCTTGATCTTCCCATAGTTTACTCCATGGCGGCTCTGCTGTCATTAGTTCTACTAGATGCACTTCGTTCTTTACTTGGTTATAAACTCCAACATTAAGTAGATCTAGTTTAAAATATCCCATCTGATCTGCTTGTTTATGATAGATAGTTGCCAATCCATCACTAGCAACAGGAACATCAGTAAAATATACCCCAGTGTTGTGGCGCTTGTCTGTGTCTAATCTAGCCGGTGTTCCGGGGATATACTCAAGGATTTGTGTTCTATCCTTAAAATCTATATCAATATCTGGTAAGTCTCTAATCATTTATTGTATATTTCATGAGCAAATTCTTCGTGTGATTGAGTATTAGGATGGCCATTGAGCTTGTAAAGGTCGTAATCATAGGGCAGCCTAATTTGGTTATAGGTATTTACGAAACTATAATTTAACAAATCAAAACTATTGGTTTGATCAAACTCAGCATAAAAGTCTTTTAAACAATCTAAGTTAGGATTAATTCTGCTAGTATCTTCCAATACATCGGCTGCCCAGAATATAATTAACGTGTACCCTAAACTATTACATAAATGTTTTAATAAACTAGCTTGGTGAAGCGTATTTGTTATTTCTGCATCTGCATGAGTAGTTTTTACCCATTCTTTTAAAAATGGCTTGCAAAAACTGGGGGCAAGGTCTGGCACTGGTCCAGCCGTAAACCAATCTAAATTTCCTGCAGCTTGAAAACTAGCAAACTCTCCGTCGTCGAATTCAAATTGATACCATTTATCTATACCGTGTCCATCTATCCATAATTCTGTTCTAAACCAAAAGGTCAACCCAATACATACTTGACATTCGGTAACTCCTTGTTGTTTTAGTTTTAACAAATCTCTAGTGGTTGTCCTAAATATTCGAGCGTTACTGCTACCACTTATTCCTTTATGCATCAGGGGTTGACCAGTTAGTTCACTAAGATAATTTCCATAATTCTTTCCATGTTTAGCATTTGGCATTGAATAGCTATCACCGTTAACATAAATCATAACTTAGCTTCCTTTAATATATGCTTTACCCATTCTGTATCACCCATGTAATCCACAAACTTGCGCTTCCAGAAGTCAGGATCAATACTGGGATAGATTATCTCAATTTGTTCTGCACTTAGTTTTTCCATCATTTCAACACCTGAGTCACTGTTAAATATTACCCAGGAACTTATTCTACCAGTTGTAATGTGATGCACAATGCGATTAGTACTAGCATACAGGAAGTAATGGTTAAACACACTATCGTTTTCTTCTGCCCATTCTATCATGGTATTCATACTACGTTCTAGGGCATCTTTAACGTTCTCTTGTCGTAAATGCAGGCTTAGGAATTCCTGATATACTTCATCCCTGCACCAATAGTCAATCTTCTTGCTGTTCTTAATAACGTGTTCTATAAATCCACGGGTGTTAATTACACGAATGCTAATCATGTGTCTACCAAACTTAATAAATGCTTTATAGTATGGACTCTTACAAAAGTCAGCATATGTCTTTAGTTTAGCACTGCCTTGTGATATCTCATAAAAACGTAGATAGGCATGCAATCCTAATTGCACCCCTGCATCTTTTTCTTGTTGTGCTCTACGTTTAGGCTCGCACGAATGAGCAAGCAATGTACTCTCTTTACGAAATCCTCGTTCACAATAATTACACACAAACTCTTTGTCAGCTTTTTTATGTGTCTTAACAGCGTCAACAATTACTTGTTTTAGATCTGTCATTGTTCACCATGACTAATTAAAAGTTGCTTGATGTCTTTCTTAGTCATCTGTTTAGCCATTAAGTCTAGTTCATCACGCTTGGCTGTGGGATATAATCCTTCTAGTACTTTGTAGATGTCTTTTGTTTTCTTGTCACTTGCATCCTTTTTCTTGTTGCCTACCCACTGATGAAATTGCTTTCCCATACCAGGGCTAACTGTACATAGCAACTGCCATACTAGTTTAGGATGTTTGGCTAGTTCAAAGTATTGTTTGTTAACTCTGTCATTAGTTGCCATAAGATAATATGCCGCAATGTCACCATTGTCTTTAACCAAGCTCATATAACGATTAAGCAGAAACGGAGCAATCTTCTTTTGTTGCTCAGGAGTGCAACGATCCCAAAAAGCCATGTCTTTGTTATCCAATGCACCAAGCACTTGGTTTAACGGTAAATCAGACATATTGTTGTATTTCCTCCCATAAGTAATCTGCATACATGGCATGACCATGTTCGTCTGGATGGGCCCATTCTTTATACAAATTATAATCGTAGCCTTTTATATTTTTATCAAGCATTAGGTTATGTAAACTATCTTTGTAGAAATTAAGTATTCTAGGTCGGTCATCTATCTGTGCTTTAACTCCGACAGCAAACGGAAATTCATTCTTCTTAGCAAACTTAGAAAAGTTCATTCCCAAGTTATGTATTACGAAGTTAATATTATTATACATTAAGAAGTCATGAAGTGCAACCAAATTAAGTAAAAGTTGCGTTTCAAGGTACTGCCAATGAAACATTTTAAATAATTCATCGCCTACTGTAAGTCTAGATAAATCTACACCTCTTAAAGGATGAATACACTCTTCTGATTCATGAAAATCAAATGGATGGTTGACTGGAATGTATTCGTCACTATGGTATTCTAACCTATCATATGTGCCTATCCCAATGCACATAAACGCATCCTTGTTATCAAAACTATGCCGCATTGCTGATCTTATTATTTGTGAAGGAGCTTTGCCAGAAAACCCGTAATGCTTCATATCATAGCCAAACCGACTACTTAAAATATGTCCAGTAGTTTTAGTTTGTCCAGTAGGCAATTTACAACTAAAACTATCTCCGTCATAATAGAAATCACTCATATTTTACTCCCTGTGTGTCAATGTGTTCTGCAAATACTAATTCAAACATCTTGCTATCATCTATTGTAGCAAATACTATGGTATAATAGCGATTACTATTACTGCTATAAATTTTACGATCTGCTTGGCATTCTGGTCTATCTTTAAAATAGTTTTCAATACGACGATGTGTGTCTACAATAATTTCATGGTGATCATCGTTTATTGGATTTAGACGATACTCAAAATTACGGTAATCTGTCTTTCGTAATATGTTCTTTCGCATACTTTATTACCATGCCTTGCCAATATCCACCACTTCGTTCTGTTTGTTAATCTCTTTAGCAAAGTATGCACACCTAGGCTTACTACCTGTTTCCAATGGTACTGCTAGTATCTGTCCTTGCTTGAGTTTAGGAAAGAACCATTTTACATCAGTGTACAAATCAACAATATCAATGGGCAGGTATTCTGCACTGTAACTACTTAATGGATTAAACACAAATGAGTTAAACCCGCGGTCATTGAGACTACTAAGATTAGTCATTTCCAAATCACCGAACTCTTTTTCTCCGATAAGTATTTTCCAATCCACAGGCATGCGAATTTTGTGTCCGCCGATGTCTAATACAAGTGCTGGACTATTAAAACTTTCTAAAAAGATTAATGGGATATAAAAATAGTCTGGATTCTTAGGATCTGAATTATCTAAGACTGCAAAGCGTAAATCATCTACTTCGTCTGGCAATTCGTTCATCTCAAACGATTTGTCTTCTAGTGTTAGTATTCTCATTTTGTTACTTCCAATCTAATTTTTGTATCGTGAAGGGATAGGCCGCCTCTCTGTAGAACGCCTTCCTCTTAGTGAGGTGACGTTTTGCAAATTTGCATGTTGATGTAATATCCCATATCTGGACGTGGTCTTTGTCTTCTGCTTTTCTAATTCCTCGTCCGATACTTTGAATAACACGGACGAAACTTTTCCCAGGTTCCAAAAGTACGAGATTAAAAATACGAGGGATATTAATACCAACAGCGGCAACGCCATAAGTAGCAATAATAACTTTACCAGTTGCATCAGCCACCTCATCATAATGATCCTTACGCTCCTGTGCCTTTGTGACACCGCTGACAAAAACGGAGCCCGGAATCCTTGATTCAAGTTCTTTTCCTGCATTTATCCTATCCACCAATATAAGTGTATTACCACTTTCTTTAATATTTGTAATTAACCCAGCAATATAATCCAAGCGATCTTTCTGTTCTAATAGATACTTTAGTTCGCTTTGATAGTTCTCATATTCCGTAACATCTAGTAATTGTAACACATTAACATTGCATTGTGCAAGAACTCCTTTATCCTGAAGTTCCTTGGCACTAATTTTGTTAGTTACTGGACCCAAACTACAAACAATACTAACACTCTCAAAGTCTTCCTTGGGCACTGTTCCTGTTAGTCCCCAGCGTATTGGTATGTGACTCATTACTCCTGTTAGCAGTGTTTTAAGCGCATCTGCTTTAG